AAGATCACTCCTGTTGACTTAGTAGATGCCAATCCTTATGGAGATGTTGCGTATAGTGAAACAGGATGGGGAATTAAACTTAACAAAGGTGGTTCTGAACCTACAGAAGCTGAATGGGATGATATTGATTGGGGCTATCATGTCGATATGGATAATATTGGTTCTGATGGAGTTGGTGATTCAACAACATACTTCCCATTCTGGTATCTTATTTCCTGTCCACCAAATACTAATGCTGAAAACAAAACTGATATTGTTCTTAAAGTTGAGTTTACAGAGAATACAGTAGTGGCACCATAATGGTAGATTTAAAGAAACTTTTAAATCCAGATGATAATGATCTGTTAAATGAGAGTGCTGAAATCTCTTGGGTTCCTAAACAACCTAGAGAAGTTTTACTTCCTTATATGACAGACACTCCATTAGAAGAAGATTCAGACATAGAGAACCGAAGAACTAAGGCTAAAGAAGTTGTAGATGGATATACAAAGATAATTGAAGAATCTAAAAGAATGGAAGCTGAGATTGAAGAACGTTGTAAAGATGTTAAAATTCCATTAAATAGAGGACAGCATCTTAGAGTGATAGAAGCACTAGGTAGAATATTTGGAATTGGACAAGTTGAAGAAATTACATTTGACATGTATAAGACATGTATTAGAGAACTAGCTAAGATTTCTAATGATACAGGAGCACCAACGTCATGATGGCATTTGAACCAATAAATGAAGAAATTTACGATACAGCAGCAACTTTTATTGCATATGCTAAAATATTTCCTCATATTATGGATGATTTCATTACAAGAGATGATGCTAAAGAAATGATGGCTAAATCAAATATACCAATAACTGTAAATGCAGGCCAAGCGGTTGCTACTGCTGGTGGACCTGCTGCACAGACAGGCACAACAGTTTCTTCTGGATCTGGATTAGCACAACCTATTTATGATGGTAGTATTCCTTCTCCTGGAACTAAAATATTAGAACAAGCAATTAAAGCTAGGAAAGAAGCTGGTGGAGCTGCTGTTACAGGACTTACTTCAGCTGTCTCTACTGCTACAGGTGCATAATGGCATTTACAGACGACAAAAGAAGTGTAATCCCTACTGATGAGTTTAAGTATAAATATGACGGTAAAACCTTTTCTTTATCGCCAAATCCAAATAATCCATTTGCACAAAGTGACTATGCTCTTGTTATTAATACATTTGAGTTAGAAGCTGCTAACTGGGCAGAAGAAGACTATGCTTTAGCTTATCATTATAAGGATGTATTCTCTACAAGAAATTTCTCTGAGAGAGTCAGAGAACAGATGGATTACTATCCTGGAATGCACCAAACTTCTCATCCACCTAAAGAAGACCCTGCGTATACTGAAGCGGAAGAGATGGCTAGTAACAGAAGTAACTTCTGGAACAATGCGATGGATAGCCCAGATGCATTTATGAATGGTCTACGCACAAGAGATCAAGACTTTGACTATACAAAGATATTCGGATCAGATACGAGTGCTAAAACCAAAGGTGAGCATGTCGGCAAACTTCTTACAGAATGTATTCCTTGTTTTGACAGAATGTTAAGTTTAGATGATCTTGTACCTAATGGAAATTTACTCGAAGTACATTTACTTAATTTAAAAATACGTACAGATTTGTTAGATCAGATCAAAGGTTTGTTTAATGATCCTGGTGGCTTTATAGATATATGTGAGCTTTTGAATCTTTTGGCCCATTTGTGCCCACAAGATATATTAGCAATACTAGCAATACTTACACAGTATCTAGCTAAATTAAACTTAGATGTTAAATTTAATATTGATTTTATTATCAATTTAGTTGGAGCTATCTTAAGTCCTTTCTTAGATGCACTAACTCAGTGGCTTGACAAGTTGTTACAGTTACTTGTAGCTCCAGCTCTTTGTATTGTTGATCATATTAATGAGACTGTTATGTTGGCCCAAAGTATGAAGATACCATTGTCTGAAGGCTCTGCCACAATAGATGCTGACATCGGTGTTGCAGCACCAGGACATCAAAATATTGCCTCTAGTCTTAATGCTGGACTTACTGCTGATCAAATCAAACAAGGTGGCAGTGGATGGGCTAATGGAGAGATCGAAAGATTTGGTACTCCTGATGATGAGAAATACAACCCTGAAAGACCTGAGTGGCCTTCAGAGATAATTGAGCTTTCTGGTGACGAAGCTAAAGAAGCTATCAACCCTACTTTCTCTGAGGCAGAACGTGAAGAGAGAAACAAACAGTGGGCAGAACTTAAAGCCAAAGACAAGGCTAAAAGACGTAAAGTCCCAGCTCCCCTTAGAGCAGGCAACCAACAAGATGGTACACGTTGGAGTAAGGATGATATTCCTCAGTCTGACAAATGGTCTAAAGAGTTCTCTGTTGGCAATGAGAATCATCCTCCAGAGAAGCAGACGGTACCTGGAGAGGCTTTAAAGTACTTCGACCCAGAACCACTAGTAAATTCTGTTGTGCAGCTTAGAAACATCATGCAGGCCTCTATACGGTATATACAGGATTGGTTCGATTATGCTGTTCAGATGATTTATGATCTTCTTGGAACTGACTTTGGTTGGATGACTAAGAAAGCTAACAATACAGTTCTTAAATCTAGAATTATTCAAATGATCATGATGATCAAATCTATTATAGAAGCAACTTCAAGAAATGGTCTTAGATGTGGAGTTAATACTAACTTTGATGAAGGACAATTAAAGTTTGTTCTTGAAGAAGGTTTTAATAAATTTAGTACTACAAAATTCAAAGTACTTGATGGTTCTATTAAAGTCATTATGCCCAATACTAATGAAACACCAACTATCGAACAAGTAAAGAAAGCAACTGAAGAAGCTAGTATTAAAACTGGCGTAGGTGACGTTAGTGTTTCTGCAAAGACTGATGAAGTTAAGCAAAAAACTGTCGAATCAGGTATTATAATTAAGAATTGTTTGCGAGACGTGACTGCAGACGAATTAACCAAAACCAGAGAATGGATTGCTGAATACGAGAGGAGAACTGGCGGTAATGGATAAACCCAATACTGAGATTGAAAAGATCCAGGACGCTCCTGTTGAGAATAATGGATTTCGTACTCCAGAGAAGAAGAGTATTGTTCCAAAACATTTACCTTCTCCTACAAAAGTATATACATCAAATATAGGTCGTGGCCGAGCGCCAACACTTCGATGGGAATATCCAGAGTGGGATCTAGTTGAAACAGGTAGAATTCTTGACACTGAGTCTTATGTAAGACGTGCCTTTAGAGTAAAGAAAAACTTATTCCTTAAAGAAGGCTACGAGTTTATTGGTTCTAATCTTCTTAGAGTTAGATACATCAAACGAAGATTTCAACAGATGGAATTTGCTACTGGCATTCCATTTCCTATTTTATTTTCAGAGACAATTGCTTCTCTTATTAGGACTTCAAATGCCTTTTGGGTGAAAGTTCGTAAGGAAGAAGCTTCAGGTGGTAGAAAGAGAGTTACAGTAGACGGTAAAGTACTAAAGCCTATTGCTGGCTATTTTTTATTGCCTGCTGAAACAGTTAGAATTAAACGTGATGAATTTGGTAAAATTGTTAAATACCAACAAGACATACAAGGTAAAACTGAGAAAGAATTCCGTCCAGAAGATATAATTCATTTCTATTCAGATAAACGTCCAGGATATTCTGTTGGTACACCATCACTTGTTCCTGTTAAAGATGATATTAGAGCTTTACGTCGTATAGAAGAAAACGTAGAGCTTTTAATTTATCAACACCTATTTCCTCTCTTTCATTATCAGGTTGGAACACAAGATGCACCTGCAGCAGTATTCCCAGATGGAAGTACTGAGATTGATGTTGTTAAAGCACAAGTAGCTGCAATGCCCTCAGATGGTTGTTGGGTTACACCTGAAAGACATGAGGTTAAACCTTTACAAGCAGGAACCTCTCCTATTGCTGTAGATAAAGTTATGGAGATGTTCAAGCAACGTATTTTTACTGGTTTAGGTGTTAGTTCTGTTGATATGGGTGAAGGCGGTACTGCAAATAGATCTACTGCTCAAACAATGTCACGGAATCTTATTGATGATACCAAAGCTGACCAGAAAGAATTTGGAGCTTTATTCTATTCTTTTGTTATTCAAGAACTATTACAAGAATCGTCTTTTCCTCAATCTACTCTGTTAGATGAAGAAAACAGAGTATTCTTAAAGTTCAAAGAGATTGACTTTGAAGCTAGGCAAGCTAAAGAGAATCATGTTGTAGATATGTTCTTGAAGAATGCAATTACACATGATGAACTGCGTCAGATGATTGGCTTAGAACCTTTCCAAGGTGAAGGTTGGCCAACAAGCAATAGTAAGCCTAAGATGTTTACTAAAGGTGATGGAGACTTCTCTAAGACTAATTATGGTCTTTTCGAGCGAGACAAAATCATATTACAATCATTAGATGAGCCTGGTACAGATGCTTCTAAAGCAGAGTCTGGATCAAGAACTAAACAAGCCAATGCTCAAACAGCTGGTGGCAATGCAGTTGCTAATAAAAACCAACCTGCTAATCAACATGGTTCTCGTGCTTCAGCAAAGACAAACAAAGATGCTTTGGACTATCTATATAAACAAGGTGGACCTTTAGGCAGTATCTATAGCAGTATTAAGAAAGACATCATTGATCAAGTCAGTACAAGTGGTGTTTCTATGTCTAAAGTAGTATTATCTGTTAATATGTCATTTGCAGAAGCAAAAACTAGATTAGTTAGACAAGCACAACAAGCATATAGAACTGGTCTAAATGAAACAGGTAGAATGATTTGGGAAGTGCGTGTTGACAAAATTGATGCAAAAATCAATGATCATGTTGAAAAATATGTTAATAAGTTGCGTGACAATTTGATTGACAGAATAAAAGCACATACCACAAAGAGAAAAGCTCTTCGTATTGAAGATGCAATTTTTGTTGGTCTTATTTTTGATGCCCTAGAACACAGGACTAAAATGATAGATAAAAGTGAGATAATGAGAGCTTACAACTATGGTTTAGCCAGTGGTCATCGTTTAAATGGTTTTAAAGAAATACAATCTACTCGTAATAGTGATAGTCCATGTTTGATTTGCGATGAGCAAGTTTTGAAATATAATGACGTGGATGTTATAATTTACGAAGACTTACCTCCGCTGCATCCTAATTGCACGTGTACCATGAGGGTAAGTAGCTAATGGGAGTTAAGTAATGTCAAAAGATATAGCTCTATTTAGAGACTATTTTACACTTGTTAAGCCAGATAAAGAAGAAGTTTCCAAGTGGAACGATTCTATTATGACTCAACCTGTAAATAGTTATTCTGCTGATAATAATACGCAGAAAGGCCTCGAAGTAACATTCGAAGCTACTCATTCAGGTTTCTTTAATGATAACTTAAGATTTTATTTACCGTCACGTATGAAAGACGGAGCCAAATCTTTTGTTAATCGCAATAAACCTGCCAAAATCCTAAAACACCATGACGCACAAGCAGACCCTGTAGGTATTATTTTAGATGCTGAGTACGTTGAAACAATTCCTGAAGGTCTTGAGAATAATAAAGACGTCCTAATTATGATGGACAGTTCTAACAGTGTCACAAAACAAGTAGCAGCTGCTAAACGTTTTATGAAAACTGGTATTCCATTCTCAGAAGGCTGGAGAGGTCTTGGTTATATTAAACTTAAAGGCATCCTATTAGACGAAGAAGCTATCAAACAAGTAAACACTGGTTTGTTTGATGCTGTATCTACTTCTTTTACATCTCCTGGACAAGCATATTGTTCTGAGTGCCAACAGAATTGGGCTAAAGATGGATTCTGTGAACACGAAATGGGCGAGACATATGGAGACGAAGGAGAAGAAACAATATGTGCATTGATTCCTGGTGATCATAACTATAAAGAGTGTAGCCTTGTTGTTTTTGATGGCGATCCTATCACTCAGATCACTATTGGACATCAAGATTCATTAAAAGAATTCTCAGTCGACATGAAAGACTGGCAAAATGGTTCTAATGAAAAAACAAGTAATGTTGCTTATTCATTTAGAGACTATAAGGAGGAAAACACTATGGCAGACAAAACAGTACAAGAAGATTTAGCTGCCAATCAGGATGAATTTATTTCTGATGAAGGAATGCAAGCAGAACTTAAAGCAATGCTTGATGAAGAAATCATCACTAAAGAAGAATGGGAAGCTGCAGATGCTAAATTAAGTACAGAACAACGTAAAAAATTGTCTGCATCAACATTCTGTGGACCTGACCGTTCATTCCCAGTTCCTGATTGTGCTCACGTAACTGCAGCTCTTCGTCTTATTGGTAGATATGAAGGGCCTGGAGATAAATCTAAGATTCTAAATTGTGTCAAAAGCAAAGCGAAAGCTTTAGGTTGCGGCGAAAAGAAAGATGAAACTGTAATTCCTGAAGAGGAAACAGTAGCTGACAAGCTTGAAGTTCCAACATGTGATATGATTGGTTCTCTGGATGATAAAGAAACCAGAGAGTTATTTAATATGATGGAATCAGAAATGATTATTAGAAACTTGAAACTTGATCGTCCTTGTGGTAAATGCGCTACACAGGAAGATAAAGCTAAAAATGCTGAAGCAGCTCTTGTAGATGCAGAAGTAAAAGTTTCTGAACTAGAAAATACACTAACTGTACTTCGGAGTGAACTAAGAAATCAAATGTCTGATTATATGGCACAAGTAGATCGCTATGTAGAACTTGGAACAGAATTGACTGCTGCCAAGAAAGATCATTTGGCTCTCGTAGGCACACTGCGTGGGAAGTTTGAAACTATTGATAAAGCAATGGATTCTCTATCCACTGCCGATCTCACAAAAGAACAAGCTGTTATCATGGAAGACTTCAAACTTGAAGATGTTATGTCTAAAATGAATGACGGTATGGCAAACGAACCAACCGGTATCGTTGAAGACCCAACAGTAAACAAGGACATTGATAACAATCAAATTCCTGATGGGCTTTCTCCGGCTGCACTTTCAGTTATCGAAAATATTCGTGATTTTGTAAAATCTGATAAACTTGCGAATGCAAAACAACTTTATGGTAAAATGGTAATGTTAAAAGTGCTTGACGAAAAGCTCGTATCATTTGAAAGTCTTTCAGCTAGCAGCAAACCTGCTACCGCTGAATAGATAAGGGAGGTAACAAGATGACTATTCCAAGAGGATATGTATCAGACCACAAATATTGGGACCGAATGGGGCGCATTACGCCTAACATCGAATGGTCCGAATCACACCGTCCGCACTTCGAGAGTATGCCAGCTCCTTGGCTTCCCGTTCAGCGGAGAGAAATTGAGATTGAGTATTACATCGTAGTGTCTTCAGGCAAAGTTGTAGCTGAATCTCGCGAAGGACATATCGTTCCTGCTGGGCTAAAGAAAGCCTGGAATATTGCTAGTGGTGCAACGGCACTAACGTATACTGCTACAGACGTATCAGAAGGCGTTATTGATCTTACAACTGGTGTAGCCGTTACTGCTGCTGCAACTTACACAAGAGCACAAGTAACAACAGCTCTACGTGAACGTGGCCTAATCCGCCATACTGAGCATGCAATGGACTTTATTTCCAATCCAGTTGGATTCGCTTCTTACAACTATTACAAGGCTGCAGGATCTGATCATTACAATCCAGCTAACCTTTACCAACATAACTTCCGTCCACAAGCTCTAGTTGCAATTACATGTGACTACGTTTCTACGTTCCCAGTGCTTCCAGCTCTAGCAACAACAGAAACAATGGCTAACGACAATACTGCTGGAGCTGCTGGAGCCCTAGAAGATTTCTTCGATGGCACAACTACTCCTCGTGTTGCTGGTTGGTTTAGTTCTACACAAATTGCTGCAGTTACTCGTTATAGCGATGTTACTGCTGGTGATGATGTTGTAGGTTATATGTTTGTGAACTACCCAGTAGCTCATATTACAGAAGATAGTCCTTTCACAGCATCTGTTGCAGGTCTTACTCGTGAAGTAGACAGTATTGCAAGTATCAGTGCTGCTGGAGATTATTTTGTAGATTACGAAGTAGGAATGTTGTTCCTATATGAAGCTGGCGGAAACGCTATTCCTTCTCCATGGACTGTAGTAGCTACTATTACTTATTACCACTATGCAACAACAGGTACTGCTACTAACACTGTTAGTACATATGCTTGTGCTACTGGTAATCTTGAGTATGGTGACTTCCTAACATACGATTCCAACAGTAACCTTATCAAGGCTGAACTTGATATTGCAACTGGTACTGGAATGGACGGTTCTGGCGATCCGTTTGCTGCTGATCCTGAGTATGATACAGAAGCAACAAATGCTGTTGTTTCATTGCAACTAGAACAAACAATTGATAACCACCTCTTTGGCGTTGTAGGTCAAATTATTGGCACAACAGTCTTCGGCGAAGGTCGTCATTCCAAAGACTATTTAGATAGAGTACATACAGCTTATGCTGGCCAGACTGCTGCTAACATGCAGACTCCTGGTAGTGCCACTGGTGGACGTACTGACCAACTGACATATGCTAACGCTGCAGAGCGTATGATTATTGTCAACCTGGTATTCCGTTAAGCCGAAGAAGGAGGAAATTAAAATGGCAAGAAACATTGATTACACAAAAGCCTTCGGTGACAGCTATGAGCTATTCCGCGACACGTGGTTTAACGCTGGATTCAATGAGACTACACAGACTCAACTAGAATACAACGACATCATGGCTACACCAAATGCTAATTATTGGATGCCTAAAGTAGTAGAGGAAATTATCCGTGAACCTGTCGAGCCTATGCTGATTGTTGCGAGTCTATTAGACCGCATTCAGTATACTCCAGCTGCACGAATTACATTCCCAGCTATTGGCGCTTTGGTAGCTTACGACCTTGCAGAAGGTCAAGCCTATCCTGAGCAACAGTTAAATGTTGCACCTGGTTCCATCACTATCAACGTGGGGAAAACTGGTGTTGCGTTTAAGATCACTGAAGAGATGCGCAAGTACTCTCAGTTTGACGTCATCAATATGCACATCCGTGCTGCTCGTAGAGCACTTGATCGTCATAAAGAACAAAAAGGTATGAACTATATCACATCTATGGGCGTAACGTTGTTTGACAACATTAATCCTACTAGCTCTGTATACGGTACATGCACAGGTCGTTCTATCACAGGTGCTGGAAACGGTTCTTGTCGTATGGAAGATCTTCTAAAAGCATATGCACATATTATGATGCAGGGTTATACTCCTGACACCATTCTAATGCACCCACTAACATGGTCTATGTGGATGGCTGATCCACTACTACAAACCATCGTTAAGAACACTGGTAATGGCCAATGGTTCCAACCACACAGCATGCCTAAATCTGGTCTTCCATGGGCTTCTGCTTCGCAGAACAAAATGGGTATCAGTGGTGGATACGGACAATACACTCCAACTGGAAATGCAGGATCTGAAACTCCAACTACTACTTCTGAAATTGATCAGAACCTGAACAACGCTCCAGTTATTCCTAGTTACTTCCCACATCCATTGCGCGTGTTGGTAAGTCCATTTGTTCCATTTAATGTACACAATAACACTTGTGACATTATGATCTTTGACTCCCAAAACCTCGGTGCTTTGGTTGTAGATGAAGAAGTAATGATGGACCAATGGGAAGACATGTCTACTGACATCACTAAAGTCAAACTTAAAGAGCGTTATGCTTTTGCTATCTATGAAGATGGTTTGGCTATTGGTGTTCTTAGAAATGTACCAGTTGTAGCGAATGAAATCGCACTTCCAGTAAGTGCAACTATTTCCGCAGCTGGATCCCTGGATGAACTAACTACTACTACAGCAATTAGTGGTCTATAGTTTGTAGCGTCTTAGTGACGTAGCGTTGAAGAGGGAGGAGGAGCGGTCGGTCTCCTTCTCCCTTTTCTTGTTTTTAACCAAGGAGAGAATCATGCGTCTTGTAAAGTTTAAGTTGGCAGATTCACCATTTTGGTTTCTTGATAATCTTATTAGATTGAATCAAGTTCATAAGATGAGTGACTTTGTTAATATAGACTCTCTTTCTGATGAACAAAAAGTAATTGTTAATAAGTCTATTGCATCAGGTGCGATTAAAGCTTTTGATCCTGAAAGCAATAGAGTTAAAAATATTAATGATACATCTTACGTCAATGGAGAGTTAGCAATTAGTCTAGAAGATATTGAAGAAGATGAATCCGACACGGTTCCGGAAGTATTTTCTATGACTGTTAGTAATGATGAAGAAGAGGAAGAAGAGGAAGAAGAGGAAGAAGGTCCAACAGATACGGACTTTGATAATGCTCAGCTTCTTTTGGATAAAAATGGCAATACTGTAAAGAAAGCTCTTAAAGCTATTCCTAAAACAAATGAAGGTCTTTTGTTACTTCATGCTTGTCTCGGACTAGAGAAATCTGGTAAAAATAGATTAGGTATTGTTAGTACAATTGAACAACGAATAATGGAGTTTTAAGATGACTTTAGCAAAAAAAATTACATTGTTGCCACCAGACGGACCACATCAAGTTAAACTAAGAAGCAATTCAGATTGGCTTGCTGACGTAAAGAAAGATTATGAAGAAGAAGAAGAAGGAGAAATGAAAGTAACCGAAGGGTTTATTAGTGAATTACGAGCCTTAGCTAAACGCCAAAAGGCCGAGTCTTCTGCTGAAGAGTTTGTTAAGATTCTTGGTAATGACGGTAAGGATGTTCCTAAGCCATCTCCTCAAGAGTCTGAAATTAATAAATTAGCAGATGAATTCGAAATTGAAGAGGAGTAGTGTGTAAATGGCTACGGTCCCAAGTATTGTTAATGTTTATCCAGCAAATGGTTCAGTTGGTATTCCAATTGGTGATCAATTCACAGTTACCTTTGATCAGGAGATGGATGAAGATTCAATAAATACTGGTACGTTTGTACTAACGGGACCAGACCAAGGTCTCTTCTTCGGCGGGGAAATGAATCCATTTGAAGAACCTGGTCTTGCTCAGACGGATATTCTTGACTCACCATACTTTGGTGGATTTGTCAAATGTTCAGTTTCATTTTCTAGGGTAGATGCTTCTGGTGCTCCAGTTGCTGATAGTGCAGTAGACTATGCTGGTGCTGGTAATCTCTGGCGTACAGTTGCTACTCTCACTCCTCTAGCTCCTCTTTCTCCTAATAAAGAATATTCGGCTCTCCTTGCTGGCGATGAAGATACTACGAATGCTTTTGATAGTGGTGTTCGTACCAGGACTGTATTTGATCCTCAACCAGTTGCAGTAACTGGAACAGGCGTAATTAATCCTGGTGGAGGTTTTACTGGTACAACTAGTAAGACATATATCGTTGAGGTTATTAGTGGTGGTCAAACAGGTAATGCTGTTTACCAATGGTGGGAAGAATCAGATCCACTTACTACATATAATGGTATTACTGTAACTGGTAAACGTGAATTAGAAAATGGCGTTTATATTACATGTGATCCTGATGGTACATTTGTTACTGGTGATAGATGGAGTATTGTTTGTATTCCTTTTTATGCATTGCCTAATACATACAAATGGACCTTCAGTACTGGTAGTGGATCTGTTCTTACTCCTCCTTCTACATCTAGTGCTAGTGGTATTGCACAACTAGGTGTTACTGAAGATGGAGCAACCTCTACATCTACTTACAGTGTTGTTTCTGTTGATCCAACAGGTGGTGAATATGGTGTTACTATTTCAGTAGATCCATATGCCGGGGAACGCATTGAATTTACTATGACAACTACGAACCCCACAGATGCCGCAACATTGGTTAATGCTATTGCTGTACGCTCTGAACCTGCTACTGGTGTAGATGACTCACTAGGAGTTAGTTATACAGGAGAACTAGATTTCACAGTATCTCTTGTAGGCACTAATGTGATTAGAATTGATTTAGATCCTGGTCAGCTGTATCAAAACAATATTGTTATTGTTACACTTGATGCAACTATTGCCGATGATCAAGGTAATACATTAGGTTCTGAATATATTACATATTTCTCTACAACATATACTCCTTTATATACAGGTCTTCGTAGAATAAGATTGGACCTTGGTTCTCTTATTGCTGATGTTCAAGACGAAACTATCATGCTTGCTATCTTAGAAGCATCTCTAATGGCCGATGCAATTACATTTGTATCAGCTACAGACAATACTACTTTTAGAAATATGGCTCGTCGTGAGTATACAACTTGTTTAGCAGAACTTACTCTTATTAATGGTATTGCTGCTGACGCTACTTCTTCTGATAAAATGAGTAAGAAACTCGGTGACTTATCAGTGTCTAGAGGTGGAGTAGGAGCAGGACTTGCAGATACAAGAAATAAACTTATGGGCTGTGTTGATTACTGGAAGATAGCAGTACAAACAGGTGGAGAAATTACACCTGATACTTCTTTGAAACCAGGAACAACTGTCAAAGGTGCTAATGCTGAGGATGCAATTATTGTTGGTAGACAATGGGAAGCAACTTCTGGATTGGGACATTATCGTCCATCTACAAATACTTCTGTAAGAGGTAGTAGCAGTAGACGAGCACTTAAGACATGGAGAACTAAAAACTCCTGGAGGACTAACGACTAATGGCTGGTACAAATCCATATACAAATCTCTATCCAACAACTACTTCTGGTAAAGAGATTAATTTACGTACTGAAATGTACCGTACTTTGTATGGTAGTACAGATGAAGAAGCTAAAGGTCGTGAAGGTCTTTTAAGAAGAATGAGAAAAGATGCTAATGGACATCTTATCCGCTGTGTATGCAGAGATGATGTAACTGATGAGCCAGATAAAGATTATTATTGTAGATATTGTTTGGGCATGGGTTACTATTGGGATGAGGTCAAAATAGTGTATTATAGAAATGATGATTCTTTTAGGAAACGTGAAAGAAAAAATCAAGAGTTTGAGGGAGATGACTTCTTTCTTGAGTATGACACTGTCATAACAACAGAAGACTACATTGTTACTGTTAATTTAGATAATGATGGAACTCCTTCAACTCCAATAACAAGAGCAAAGATGTTTAAAATCTTGAGTTCCGACCCTTTTAGGTCAGATAGTGGTAGAATAGAGTTTATAAAAGTTCGTGCAATAGAAGAACGTAAATGGAGTGTTTGGTATGGTATCCAGAATAGACAACATAACTAGTGTTCCTTCAGTTGAATCTGTAGGCACTCGTGTTCGTTTAAACGAATCAGAGATTGTTGCTGTTGTAGATAGATACTTAGATACTTTTGATAGGGGTACAAGAACTCCTGCTTCTGGTGCAGAACTTGGTGACTTTTTAGGAATGATACAGACAGTAGTAACATCGAAGCAAACACAAGAAGGTGTACCTTCAGATAAGCAGATCTTAGTGGTAGAAGACGATCCCCCTGAGTCTGTAGATACTGAGGCAATAACATTCTATCTTAAAACTAGAGTTCCTGGTCGTTTCGATCAAGGGCCTTCTGGTGCCGGTAGAATTAAAGAGGTAGTTCCTCATCAAAGATCTGTCGTCCCTCATCCTGAGGCTCCGTCTCAGAAGTTGGTTACGGCTGGCAGATTTTATGACAACTGGATTACTTTTAATATATATGCTCGAACTAATAAGTCTGCTAGAGATAGACTCTTATGGTTTGAACGTGTGATGGACATTTATAATTGGTTTTTCCGTCTCTATGGTTTCCGCGTTGTTGAAGAAGGCGTTGGACACCGTGAGAGAATGAAAATAGACGAACTCACAGTAACAAAATACCCTATCACCTATATGGTGAGGACAGATGATACGTTCCAGTTTAATACACAAGAATTAAAAGAAATTCTTATTGAACTAGAACTATCAAGCAATTAGGAGGGTTCATAATGGCATACCCAAATCTTCCAGGGACTAAAGTCTTTAAGAATGATGGAAACTTAGCACCTCAAGCCGGAGCTAGAGCACCACGTGTTCTTATTGTTGGTACAGCAGGTCAAGGAGCTGGCGATCAGCTAACTCTAGTTTCTACTACATCCGCTGCAAAGAGTGAATTCGGTAACGAAGGTACTCTGATTCGTGGCATGTGGGAAGCTCTTAAAACTGGTGCTCAAGAAGTAGCTCTTTACAGAATTGGTTCTACATCTGCAGTTCTAGATCACGTCGGTGACGCACTAGGTGTTAGTGGATATAGAATTGAAACAATTGCACAAGATGCAGATGCTGGTGAAGACTACGCACTATATTACGAGGACTCATCCGACAGGTTAGTTATTCGTCGTAATAGTGATAACCTAGTTGTATGGGATAACCTATCAACTAATCCAATCGACCTTTTTGAGGTTGTAGTAAGTGGTAATCGTGCCGCAGCTGGTGGAGCCGATATCGGTTCTGCATCAAGTTTTATTAATCTAGAGCTTGTAGATCCATCTGCAATTCCAGGTACAGAGTTTACTGCTGGTACAGACGGTTTAAGTCTTTCTCGTATGGAGATGTACCAAGAGCTATACGTTGCATACCAGAACCTAATGTCACAAGACTTTGATGTTATTGTTCCTATGGATGTATATCTAGATGACAACAATATTGTTGCACAAGGAAACTTTAAAGGAGCTATCTCCCCAATTATCCCTGTTGGCCAACAATACCCAACAGCTGGAGCATTCTCTCCTACTGTAGATGTAGACTCTTTAGGTAAAGTTTATGTTGAAGAGTATCAAGGAGAATTCCACTTCTGGTGGGACATTGATGGAGACGGCGTTGCTGAAGTATTTCCAACTCCTGCAGTTGGTTCTTCTACGTCTACAACTAAAATTGATGGCACAACACTAACAGCAGCTGACTTCCATGAAGTAAACTTCGGTTATCAGCTAGGTCGTTTCCTATATGACTTCAGTGAAGAAGTTGTGGACTCTACTGGTGTTATTGGTGTTCTTCCTCCAGAGAGTAATTCTCTAAGAGATAGAGCCCGTTGGCTAGGAACTGATCCTACATGGACTCTGAATACCAGTACTGGTACGTATTACATTGCTTCTAGTGGTGACAATGGAACTGGTTTACTTGGTAACAAGTTCATGGTTGGTCGTTCAGATCATAGATCTGGTGTATTCGGTGGAGGATTTATTCTTACTGATACTCAGTTCATGGATGGACTAGAGCAAGTTGATGACAATGATGTTGCAATCGATCTTGGAAAATACATCTCTGTAGTTTCTGAAACAGGATTCTTGCGTAATAACTGGTATGCATCTGGCTACCGTGCTACCTGGGCAGCATCTTATGCTGGATTCTATGTTGGTCTACCACCAGCATCAGCTCCAACTAATAAGCCTGTTTCTGGTGCTTCTATTATTTACAACAAAACACTTGGGGCATACGATAGCCTTACAGGTGCTGGATTTGTATCACTACGTAACAAACGTGGTGGAGGCGTAGTAGTAACAGATTCTCCAACTGCAACACTACCTAATTCTGATTGGCACAGACTATCAACAGTACGTATTGTAAAAGCAATCATCGATAGTATTCGTGTTGGTCTTGATCCATATATTGGTGAAGGAACTGGTGCTAGTGTTCGCGCAAGCATGGAGAATGTAGTCAGTGAGATTTTAGTACAAGCTAAGAAAGATGGCTATCTACAAAACTACAAGGAGTTTAGCGTAATCCAAACTCCTCAACAAGAAGTTTTGGGCGTTGTGGAAGTCAACCTAACGTTGATTCCTGCGTTCGAAATTCGTCAGATTAACGTAACAGTTTCACTGTCTAAGTCTGGCTAATTTTAAGGAGGAATGATAGGCAATGGCACTACAATCCGCATTTACAAGAGGCTACAACAGTTTTAGTGGCGTAGACATCAAAGCTGTTATTGGTGCTAATGTAATTGGTAGCATCCAAGGCATTAGCTATCAAGTGTCTCGTGAGAAAGCTCCCATCTATACAATGGGAAGCGCAGACCCAAGAGCATTTGCAAGAGGCAAAAGAGCCATCGCTGGTTCTCTAGTTTTCATTCAGTTCGACCACGAACCACTAATGTTTGAACTTGCAAATCCAGATCAGAAAGAAGTCAGTAGACGACTTTATTTCTTGTCGGACAAAGATGATTTACGTCCTGAGTATGCAGCTGGGGAAGACATTCCTGTAGCTACAACTGATGTATCTCCTGTTAGTGCTTCAAGTGCTAATACTCCTGGAGCAGATATTGGTACTCAGGAAAGTAACATTACATCTGCAGGATCTGATCAAGAGAAAGCATTACCTTGGTATGCTGATCAGATTCCACCATTTGATGTTGTCTTGGCAGCTGCAAATGAGTATGGCGCATTAGCTATTATGAAGATTCTTGGTTGTGAACTAATGAACTCTGGTTACGGTGTGTCTATTGATGATATCGTATCCGAGCATAGTTACACATATATTGCCCACGGTCTAATCCCTTGGGTAAGTCAAGGTGTTCATAAAGACATGCTTGCATAGTCATAATATTCTGGGGTAGGGTCAATACTTGGCCCTGCCTTCCTTCCTCTCTTCGTTCTAGGAGTTCTCATGGTTGAAATACAAGGTGGACATAATGATATTCCATATAGGAATGATGTTGATATATTAAAAGCCAGAGCTTCTAACTATATGAATTATGGAAGTTATTCTGGTGCTGACATTAAAGTTATTGTGCATTTTCCTAAAGACAAAGCAATGCAACAATTGCTTTTTGAACAGAAAGCTAAGCTAGAGAAAGAATTGTTTAATTTAGATAATGAGATTACTAACTTCTTTCCAGAGGTTCCAAGTATTAGTGCTGCCTTATATGACCAATCTCAACTTCAAAGTAGCAGAGAAGCTCTTACAGGTGAATTAGATATTGTGAATAAAGACATTAACAGTCTTAAAAACATGCCTACATCTAAAGTAATTGCAGAACTACAAACAATTTCTTATAGTGTTTTCCGCGAGAAATCACCAGTAAGAACATTAGGCTCTGTATATCCAAGAGCTTATGTTCGTGGGCCGAGAACAATCGGCGGCTCTATGATCTTTACTGTATTCCATCAGCATGTTTTACATGAAATACTAAAACTTAATTTAAACTTCTTTAATACCGGCACTAGTGATCACGATAAATACTCCTATACAAGTAACCTTCCAGATCAAATGCCTCCTTTAGATCTTAGCTTAGTATTTGCAAATGAGTATGGTGCCATTTCACATATGGGTCTTTATGGTGTAGAATTTGTACAAGAGGGTTCAACGTTTTCTATTGAAGATATTTTTTCAGAAAATACTGTACAATATGTAGCAAGGGACATGGACCCAATGAAACTTGTTACTAAGAGAGAAAGAAATGCTCAAGGTATCAAGAAAGAATGGACAAAGACGGCATCCTTGTTACTGAAAGAACAACAGTATACCAATAACCATTTGCTTAGAAGGAATCAATTTATCTAATGGCACTTCGAGATCAAGATGGCAATTATCTTACTCCTCATGGAGTTGGTGCATTTGCATATGAGTATGATTGGTTTTCAGGTTCACAGATTGGTATTATGATCGGTGATGTTCTTATTGATGGAGCTGTTGCTCTTAGTTTCAACTCAGAACAATCTAAAACACCAGTCTATGGTTATGCCAATCAGTACTATACTTTTACTGCTGACGGCCATATATTAGTACAAGGTACTCTAACAGTTGCCTTCAAAGAGGCAGGATATTTAATGTGGCCAATGCAAAGATTCCAAGAGAAAGCTGCAATTGTTAATTCCTTAGCAGGAGATCCTGAAGGTTTGTCTTTATTTCGTTCTGAGCTATCAAACTCTCCAAGATACTCTGTTGATGAGGATGGACATAAAATAAACTATTACAATCCAGAAGTTTCTGGGTATTCCTTAATGGATGCTGCTAGAGAAGCAGAGAAGAAATTGGTAATGGAAGGAAATGTAGAACAGTTATTTGATTCACGAGAGAGTCCTAGGGTAATGCATAACTTCTGGAGAGATTTAGGTCATTTGCCAGACAATCAATTCGAAGATTGGGCAGAAACCTTTGAAGATGCTATTTGGTTTGGTGCTGACAAAAGCAATCCTACAGTTAGAGATAAACTATTCTCAAATAACATTGACAACAAAACTCAAATATCACAAGAGAGTGTTTTAAGACATAGACGTATAGATCAATATCCTGAAATAGATTTATGGATAGTTTATGGAGATATGTCTAGACAGCCTTCCAATCATACAGTAAAGAAAATACTTGACCTATCTTTTACTGGACAATCTCAAACAATTGAGATATCAGGTCAGCCAATATACGAACAATATAATTTTATTGCTCGAAACTTAGTCTAAAAAACCAAGGAGTTACAAAATGGGAATCAAGAGGCCTTTGAAATCGCAAGTGGTTGCGAAGTATGGCGAAGAACTTGCTCAAGCTGAGAAGATTGCTAATGCTGGATTTGATCCAAAAACTAAAAAACTTAATGAAGGAATCTATGGTCCTACCAATGTTTCTTTCGATCCACTTGCAGAAATGCAAGTTTTAGCACAGAATAATGTTACAGACCAAAGCTTCCTAGAAGCTAGCATGCAGGAGTTTAATCAAATGGAACAACCAAACATGATAAATGATGCCCTAGACGCTGTTCAGAGCGAAGATCCTAGCTTCCCTATGCCAGAGGCAGTACAAACACCTCAAGCCCCTCAGATGGCTCCTCAGGCGGCTCCACTGCCTATTCAGGCTGAGTCTGATGTAGAGCCTGAAGAAGAAGGACCAGAAGTACCTGAAGATCCAGAAGAGAGACTTAATTGGGTTGCTGAGAAACTAGCAGCTGTTAAGCCAGGTGCACCTAATGCTGCTGCTTTACGTGAGTGGAAACGTATGCATGGCAATGTGTTTATTCTTCAAATTGATGAGTATGTGTTTATTTATAGATACTTGAAACGTCAAGAGTGGGCACAGCTTCAAGTTAATGAAGGATTCCACAATATGCGTGTTGACCAACAAGAAGATTATATTTCAGAAAAGTGTACTCTTTGGCCAAAATTTAATCCACATACAAAAGGTGGTTTGCCAGCTGGTGCTGCTTCTATGCTCAACGAACAAATTAGACTACAGTCTATGTTCCTTGATCCAATGCAAGTAGCAAACATTACAATCAAACTGTAATGTCTTTTGTAACCGCATTAGAGGCAGTTCGTAAATTAAATAAAGATCTTTATCTTGTTACGCTTCCTGACGAAACAGATGTTATCTTTACTTTACCTTCGTTAAAGCAAGCCTCACAATACGCTCAACTACTATCTACTGCTGATGGCAATAGTAGCTTGCAGAATATTATCTATAATCATATATTCGAAGAGTATGTAGCTGATAAGTACCTTGCGGTTCATGATGAAAGTGTTGCAGCTGGTATTCCTGAAACTATTGCTAAAGTCATTATGTACCTTTCTGGTGCAGATGATTCTGTCTTTCAAGAATATACAGAAACCTTGCTTGAAGTATTTAGAGGCCAAACCTCAAATGTTCTTTCAACTATGAAGAGAACAATATGCCAAGTGTTTTCTGGCTATAAAATAAGTGATGTAGAAAACTTAAGTTATCAAGAACTTGTTAGAGTCTATGTCGAAGCCGAGAAAGTACTATTAGAACAAGGTATAATAGAGGAAGGGTTAAAATTCAAAGAGCAAGAGAAACCTAAACCGTTCACTATTGAAAGTGCTATTCGCCAAGACAGTAAAGATTACAGACAGTTCGATGCTCCTGAAGGTGGCCCACAAGATAGACTTACAAACGATCCAGCCTATAAAGCTAAAATGGAAGAGTTTAGAATTAAACAAAGGCTGCGTGAAGGAGGTTAGGTGTTTTGGTCAATCCGAATCTCGCATTTGGACCTCAACCATCACAGCCTGGCCAAGGGCTTGACTCAAACAAAGGCAGCGTAGCTGGCCTAGCTCTTGGTGCTTCGGCTATAGCTGGTGCAGGTTTTATTCCTACAAAGAGTGGACGTGTTTGGGATACTTATCTTAAAGGTATTCGTGCAGTTGAAGCTGGCTCTCCTGGTGGCGTTCTTAGAACCTTTCGTACATCAGAATTCTTATCTCCTCTAGAAAGTTGGAGCAATGTAAGTGCTCTTCCTGCCGATATCAAAAGCGGTATATACGGCAAGTATCTAAAGAATACTTTTGGTGAAGCTACAGGATTTGACTTAAAGAGAACTGGTCAGGTCTTTGGTGAAGTTAGAGATCCTACTGGTAAAGTAATTGGTATGGGTCTGCAAGTTGAAGCTGGATCTCAAAAGGGTACTGGCATTGCAGACTTTGCTGCTCGTGTACAAGGCATTCAGCTTGGTGAGTTTGAGTCTCTCAATGACGCAATACTTCGTAATAAGTGGGAACAATCTAAAAGTCCTTTGTCATATAAGGATTGGCTTGAAACTATAGAGCCACATGCAAGAAGACAGCGGCTTATAGTTGGTTCGAAGATTAGAAAGAAACTACGTATAGCTGGTAACGATCTTGCTCTTTCTGAATCTATGGCAAAAACTGTTGCCAAGATAGAAACAGGAGGAAAGTTTCTTAGAGCTAAAGCAGCTACAACTGCTAATAGGCTCAATACGTTACTTCGTGCTCCTGTTGAGCTGCCAGGTATTAGTGCACTTGCCGATAAAATACCAGGACTTCGTTCTTTAGCAGTTAAGCCAGGGACAAACTTAGAAATACTTAGAAGGTATACTGCTAAAGGTATGGGTGTTGCAGCAGCTTGGAAAGGTCTTGAATATACTGACTATTTAAGATCTGAAGGTAGTCCTTGGGCTACTGTACTTGCTGCCGGTGGTGGAGCTGTTGCAGGTGGTCTTTTAGCAAGCAAACCAGGTATGAAGTTCTCTAAAGGTGGACTTATTGCTGGTGCTGCTCTTGGTGTTATGTCTGGTCTTGCTCCTCGCTTTGAACATGGTATCTTTCATGGTGTTGCTTCTGTTGGTGCAGATGCTTCTGTTGCTAGAGCACAACTATCTAGAAGCATGGGCTTCACAAGTACTCTTAAAGAACAAGAACAAATAACTCCTGGATATATGAGCCTTAAGACAGCAGCTGCCTTTGGTGGCGTTGGTGGTCTTATTGCTGGTATTGGTACCTATGGTTCTTTCATTGGAGAAGCACTTCAAGAAAGAATAGGATCTAAAACTCCATTATCTCATATATTTGAATCTGTTAGAGAGAAGAGTAAAGGTAGAGTTGCAGGTAAATTATGGGAATCTGGCATTGGCAAAAGAATAGCTGGTCTTCCTGGTGGTGGGGCTCTATCTAAAATCAAAAGTCCTATTGCTCTTGGTGCTCTTGCTGGTGTAGCAGCATGGGGTGTATCAGCTACTGCTCTTGGTATCCTCTCCGGAAGACCTACAGCAGCTGTTGCTGGCGTATTAGGTACAACAGAAACACCTGAAGAACTAAGAGATATTTATTCTGGACGTAAAGAAGTTGCAATACGTAAAGGTAGATGGTGGGAGTTTGGTAGAGGTACTGGTTATGAAGGTGGACGTATAGAGTATTACAGACCTCATATGATGGCTAGACTAAAAACAAGAGCATATCAAAAAGGACTGTATGGATCAGAACAAGAGAAGTGGGACTATGATCCTATGCTCAATCCTTTTAAAGCTCTGTTCGGTTCTGACGATTGGAAATATCACTACGAACAAAAATATCAATACGAAAGACCTGCTCCTACAACTGGTACATATGGAGAAGAGATTCCTTTCATTGGTCCTTTAGTTGCAGCTACGTTTGGTAAATTATTTAAACCTCGTAAAGAAGTTCGTCCAGAAGAATGGAATCTTGGTGGAGGACAGTATTTACATAAAGGTGATGTCAGAGGAGAAACAGAACCTTCATATGCTCTTGGTGGATTACAAGCAGGTGCTCCTGTTGAAAAGGAATCCTTATCTCAACTGTTAAATGAACTTAACTATAGACGTAGAGAAGCTGTTGGTCTTGTTGGCTTTGCTGAAGGTGCTATTACTAAAAAGCTTTTAGGTAGAGAAGAGTTCTTAGAGAACCAACAAACTTTAGGTTCAATGGGTAAAGAGACTGGTTCAGAATATTGGATGTGGAAACACATGAATCTTGGTGGAGGTATGGGAACCACTGAGGCCGTTAGACGGTTTATTCCTCGTACTAGAAGTTATTTAGATACCTATAATCCTTTAAGAAATGTTATGCCATCATGGATGCCTGAAGATTATTTCTTAGACCTAAGAACTGGTAATCCATTTGAGAAGATTCCTGAAGCAGAACTAAGACTTCCTGGAGAAGGATATGCTGCTTTGCATCAAGAACTAGAAGGTGTAGCACCTGAAGACTATCCACTTGCTCATCGAGTTAAAATACTTGGTGACATAGCAATGTACAGTAAAGAATATAGAAACGAGCTAAGTAAAGCTAAACGTCAATTAAACAATTTCTCAATACAAGAAGTACACCTAATTAGAGAGACTGAAAGACAAGTTCAAGAGAAGAAGAAGCGTAGAGGATTTCATGAGTATGGTTTTAAAGCTGAAGAGCTTACTCAATTTGATGTAACTGTGTCAGAAATTATTAGTCCTAGACGTTTTAAAACTGAAGAGTTTGGCGAACTTATGATTGAGATGCCTGGTATTGGGGCTATTAAAGATACTACTGCTGCTCTTGAATTTGCACGTGAAAACCTATTGGGCAAACAAGTGAGAATGCATGCTTCTGCTCTTGAATCACAAAGACTTAGAATGAGTTCTACTGGTGCTGTTATGAAAGCTGCACCTATGGTTGGTGGAATTGACTATGGACAAGCACTGGCAAATCAAGGTTTTGCTGAACAGAAAGAATTAGAGAGTGAGTTCAAACAGATAAGATTCTCTGGAGCTGAACAACTTGCTGGCAAAATAGGACAGTATATTACTCATGGTATTGAGTCTCCTCTTGAATATTTAACTCCTGTTTCTCCTGCGGCCAAACTAATTAGACAACGTTCTGCTGTTGAAGAATATGCAGCTACAGAAGCTATTGGTACAGCTAGTTCTTTCTGGGATAAACCTATTGAAAACTTCTTAAAACCTGCTTTTAATATGGCTGCTTACAAAGCTGGCCTTACAAGTATCCCTGCTGAAGTTCAAGAACGAAGAAACATTCAAGAATACTTTGATATGTTGCAATGGACTAAAGCTTCTCGTCTTGAAGCTGTAGCTGAACAACAAGGAGATTTATCTGCTGCTGCTGAATATCGTAGAGCTAAAAGTAGCACTTTGTTTGGTGTTGATGTCTTTAAGAGCCCAACACAAATTATGCGTGCTCTTCCAAGACAAGAGAAAGATTTCTTTGCTGAGTTTGTTAGTGCTAAGTCTGAAGAAGAACGCAGACAAATCTTAGAGCTGATTCCTCAGAATGAACAAAGAATCTATTTGTCACAATGGATGAGACAAGAAGAGAGTGCTGCATATGCCAAAAGATCAGTTAAACTTAATGACGAACAAGATGATAAGGTAATTGCTGCTACTGCTCTTATGCGTATGGGAGAAGGATTCTCTTTTACTAATGCACAAGAAGAACAATGGATGAATGAAACTGGTGGACAGATTCCATTTGACGACTGGCTTAGAGAACAGAAAGCAGAAGAATACTTCCAAACTCATTCTTTGCCTGGAGCAGATTGGCTTGGCTGGCATCCTTCCGTAGATATGGAAGATGTTAAAATGCAATACGTAGAACAAGCTGGTCTTGATCATCATGACTTTGATCTCTGGGAACAACGTAAACGTTCTTTAGCAAGAAAACCATACATAGAACCTTCTTTGGTTAATGCAATGGCAGAAGGAGCAGAGTACGAAGACTCTTGGAAAGTAGCAGAAAACTCTAAATCACTATCAGATATGTTTGCTCAACATAGAGCTGAAGTTTATATGTCGAAACTAGAAGCACATGAAGGCAAAGATAGATACAATATACAAGTAACCGATGGTAGAAAAGAATTAATTGGCAAAGCATATAAAGAACTTGGAGCTTAATAATGGCTTTTGATAACGAACGATCTTCACTTTGGGGTATGGCTGCAG